AGGTCGATACCCCGATCACCCACATGATCAATGTGCGGTGGTTCGATTACCTCCCGACGATCGATGTCGTGGTGCGCAGCACGAAGCGATCGGACGGGATGCTGCGGTCTGAACTTTACCGGGTGCGACGGACAAAAGAGGTCGGCGGACGCAAGCGGTTCATCCAGATGGAATGCGAGCTTGAGCACAGCCGCGTCACCCCCGACGATAGCGACGCAACGCGCAACGCGCTGTTGACGGAACCCTATAGCAACGCAATCACGATCTGGGACAGTTCAGCGGGTGACGCTTCGCCCCCGGATGCAGCATGGGCCGGCACGTTGTGGGACCTGGGCATCACGCCGCCACCATGAGCGACCTCAAGCTGACCGTCACAAGCTGGGGCGAGGTCGCGGTCGACAAGCGCGAGCTGCGCAAGCTGATGCGCGCCGCCGGCAACGACGTGAAGAACAAGGCCGGCCGCCTGATCAATCAGAGCCAGGGAGGCGGGCGGTTCTACTTCGGTCCCGCCGGCCGCTATCGCGCATCAGCACCAGGGGCGCCGCCCGTGCGCGTGTCGGGTGATCTGCGATCCTCGCTTAAAACGTTCGTATTCAAATCGGCCGAGGGCTTCGCGGTTCGTGCGCGTCAGTTCTATGCCCTGTTCCTCGAAGTCGGCGCGCGCGGTGGCGGCAATCCCGGGTCCCGTTCAGTGAAGCCGATTAACCGGCGCACCGGCCGGCGGATGCGCGCCAAAGGCGTCTACACCAGCCGCGTATTAGAGCCGCGCCCGTTCCTCGATCGCGTCATGACGCAGGAGGAACCGGAGCTGAACCGCCGCGTCCGTAAGGCGATCGATCAGTCGCTGACCTGGAAACAAACCAAGGCGCCATGATCGTTGAAACGTTCATTGCCCAGTTGCGCGCCAACGCGCCGCTGTTCGGTGGCCGCATCGCGGGTGCTGCGGAATTCTATGCCGGGCTGAAGAATTACAACACGTCGCTCGCGCTCCCCGCCGCCTATGTGCTGCCGCTCGGCCAGGACGCGGAGGCTAATCCCGTCATGAACGGGTTGATCCAGATCGTTCATAAGAGCATCGGGGTCGCGGTCGAGCTTGACGCGCAGACCGATCGGCGCGGGCAGGCGCCGGTCATGCAGTTTGACCTGATCGAGACGCAGATATTCCGCTCAGTGCTCAACCTGATCATCAATGACGCGGAAGGTTGTCCGCGCATGACGCGCGGCATCGCGTTCCAAGGCGCACGCTATCTCGACCTCGACCGCGCGCGACTGTTCTACCAATGGGAGTTCGCCCTCGATTGGCAGATCAGCGACGCCGATGGTGTGCAACCGCAATCCATTCCGCTCGATGCGATCGAGGTGGACATCTTCAAGGCGCCTGTGGCGCCGGGCGATGTGCCGCCGGCCGTGGTGCTGGTCCCGACCGGCGATCCGCCCTATCCGCCCGCGACCGATGGGCCTTGGCCCGCAACCACAAAGGAACTGGTGGAATGACCAGCGCAATCGACGCAACCAAGCCCAGGTCAGGGCAGGCGGAGACCGCCGACGTGCGTGCGAATTTTGCTGCGGCAAAGTCGGAAATCGAAGCGCTGCAAACCGCCTCGATCGGCGCCCCGTTCGTACCGACCTTAGGTGGCACGATGTTGGGGCCGTTGACGTTATTCCGCGATGCCATCAACCCGCTCGAACCAATCACTAAACGATTTTTCGACAAGTTCGGTCTGTTCGTCGACCTCGCTGCTGATCCGCTCGGCACATGGAACCAGCCCGCCGCCACGACACGCAACCTGATGCTCGGTGTCGGCGCAGGCGTCAGGCTCGATACCGCTCATCTCGGCTGGAATACGTTCATCGGCTATCAGGCCGGGAACGCCATGACTGGCAGCGCCGCGTCCACGCCGACCTCCACCGAGAATGTGATGATCGGCACACTCTCGGGAGCAAATCAACCGTCGGGCGATTTTAACACGTATCTGGGGAACGTGACGGGATGGGGCTGTAATTACGATTCCGACAATTGCACCTACCTCGGCATGGATGTTTTTCGAGGAAGTCCGGAATTTGGACTGTTCAACTCGGGGAGTAATAATACCGGCGTCGGTGCACGAGTTATGCGCAATGGATCATTTGACCAATGCTGCACGCTTGGCGCTTTCACCATGCAGTATCAAAACACGACTTCAAATCAGGTGACAATTAGTAACAGTATAGCGATTGGTTATGGCTCCATGACTGGCGACCCCACCGCACAGGGGGTCATCGCCAACTGCGTCAATGTCGGCTGGTTCACTGGCGCCAACCTCGGCAAAGGCATGGCCCCGGCGACAACTGTGCAGGGCAATGTCTTTGTGGGCACGGCGGCTGGGCGATATGTGCAAAGCGGCAACTACAATACGCTGGTGGGTTACAATTCCGGCGCCAGTTCATCGATGGCCGCAACTGCGTTCGCCACCTGCGTGGGCGCCAACACCGGGGTGGCTCTGACCACCGGCAATCAGTTGACCGCCGTGGGTTTCAACGCCGCGAGCAAGCTCACGTCTGGCAATGCCGACACGCTATTCGGCTATCAGGCAGGGCTTTCTCTCGACACTGGATCGTTCAACCATATTTTTGGTAATTCCGCTGGCGGCAAACTGGTCAACGGCAATCGCAACACGCTGTTCGGGCATCTGGCGGGGTCAACCAATCTGGTCAGCGGCAGCGACAACATCATCCTCGGCTACGGGTTGGATACCGTTGCGGCGGCGACTTCGAGCACGATAAACATCGGGAACACGTTCATGGCCACCGTCGCGGGCGGCCCCACCAGCAACGCTCGCATTGATCTGGCCGGTTTTAGCCTCGCGTTCGTCAACAGCCTGTTCACCAGCACCGCACAGGGCATATCGATCGATGTGCCTAATCAATTGGTCACCGACGTTGCTGTGGCCGCCGGCGGCAGCGGCTATCTGGCCAACGACACACTGCACGATGCGTCAGGCGGTCGTTATAGCGTCACCTCGGCGTCGGGGGGGGCTGTGACCGGGCTGTCAATCCTCAAGCCGGGGGTCGCAACGTCGCCCCCGGCTAACCCGGTAACGCTGACCAACGGCAGCAAGACCACCGCATCCAATCAAAGCGGCGCAGGCTGCACGGCAACCCTGACCTGGAGCGCCAACAAAGCGCTGCAGCTCAACAAATCGGCCAACGACGTGTTGGTTGGCAGCGGCACGACCGCGAATGCTGCGACGACCGGGTTCCTCGGTCTGCCAGCGACGCCGGGGGTGCCGACAGGGACACCGCTCAATGCTGCGTCGGCCCCCATGCTGACCTACAACAAAGGGACCAATACGCTGAATGTCTACAACGGCAGTGCATGGTTTCATGTGACACTATCAGCGGGAGCGGCATGATGACTCATCTCTTTCCGGTTGGGGCAGCATGATGGACATGCAGCAGCCACCACCGATCATCGATCTAAACCGGATGATGACAACGCGACTGACAGTGCAGGATTGGAACATCGTGCTAACGGCACTGAACGAGGTGTTGATGCCGCAGCGTCTGACCCGCCCGGTTACCGACAACCTCATGCAGCAATTGCGCCTGCAATCCGCGACTTCGGAGGATGTTGAACGCGCAATCTCCGGGCTTCATCGTAACAATCAGGAGGCTTCACAATGAAAATCATACCGGCGCCGGGCAAGGCCGTGCGTGATCCGCGCAGCATGATGTTATTGCCCGACGATGGGCGCGAGGTGCCCGACGATGATCCGTTCTGGCTGCGCCGCGTCCGCGACGCCGACGTGACCGTGGCCGGCGCGCCCCTGCCGGAACAACAGCCGCAAAGGGAGGCATAAGCCGTGGCCATCAATTTTACATATTACCCCACGAGCAACCGGGTTCCCGGCGTGTTCGTGGAAATGGACCCGTCGCAGGCCAACACCGGGACCGTGCTGCAAAGCACGCTGCTCATCGGCCAAAAGAGCGCCGCCGGCACCGCCGTCGCCGATACGCCGATCGAGGTGCAGAGCGTAGCGCAGGTGCTTCAGCTTTGCGGCCAAGGCTCCGTCCTCGCCGCAATGGCGCAACGCTATCTAGCGCGCGATCCGTTCGCCGATCTGTGGCTCTTGCCGCTGGTCGATCCAGTCGCAGGCGCCGCCGCAACCGGGACCATCACCGTCACCGGCACCGCCACCGCCTCGGGCACGCTCAATCTCTGGATCGGTGGCCAGCGCGTTCAGGTCGGCGTCAGCACGGGCGATACCGCTGCGGTCATCGGGCCGAACATCGATACCGCCATCAACGCCGACAACGATCTGCCGGTGACCAGCGGGGCAGTGGCGGGCGTCGTCACCCTGACCGCGCTTAACAAGGGCGCGCTTGGGAACGATACCCAACTGCAAGCCAACTATCTCGGCGTCAACGGCGGCGAATACCCGGTGCCTGGGGTGACGCTCGCGTTCGCGGCGATGACCGGCGGCACCGCAAGCCCGTCACTGGCGAACGGTTTGGCGAACCTGTCCTCGAAGCCGTATGACTTCGTTTGCACGCCCTATAACGACACCGCGTCGCTTAATGCGTTGCAGGCGTTCTTCGCCGACGACGCGGGCCGTTGGTCGTGGGAACAGATGATCTATGGCGGGGCGTTCTCCGCCTTTCGCGGCACGCTCGGCGCCTGCACCGCGTTCGGCACCGCGCGCAACGATCAGCACATGTCGGTTGTCGCGTTTAACGGCTCGCCCGATCCGGTCTGGATATGGGCCGCCGAGTATTGCGCCGCTGCCGCCGCCAGCCTGCGGGTCGATCCAGGGCTGCCGCTGCAATACATCAACACGACGCTGCTCCCGCCGCCCGTCGCCGCGCAGTGGACCATCGGCGAGCGCAATACGCTGCTGTATGACGGGATGTCCACGACGCGTGTCAGCGACGGCAATACGGTGGTCATCGAGCGCGCGGCCACGACCTATCAGAAGAACGCAGCCGGCGCGGCGGATAATTCATACCTCGACGTGGAAACGATGTATGGGCTGATGTTCGTCGCCCGCGACCTCGCCAACTATCTGCTGACCCGCTACGCGCGCAAGAAACTGGTCAGCGACACGACGCCGATCCTCGCCGGTTCCAACTGTGTCAACGCGCCGATGATCAAGGCCAGCGTGGTGATGGAGTATCGCGCCTTGCAGTCCGCCGGCTACGTGCAGAACGCCAATACGTTCGCGCGCAGCGTGGTGGTCGAGAACGCGGGGAACGGGCTGGTCAAAATCCTCGCGCCGGTCGATCTGGTCAACCAGCTCCGCCAGATCGCCGTTCTGCTGCAATTCCGAAAGAGCTAACCCGGAGGCTAGAATATGGCGAATTGTGTAGCGTTGGCCGGGATCACCGGCCTGACGGTAGATGGCAACGCCTACATGGTGGTGTCGGATGTAACGTGGTCGCCCGTGCGCTGGAAGCGCGAGACCTTGCTCGGCCTCGACTCCGTGCACGGCTTCAGCGAAGTGCCGTCGCAAGGCTTCATCGAGGCGACCTTGCGCGATAGCGCGGACATCACCGTGGGCGACTTCAACGAGATGCGCTGCGTTGAGGTCCAGGTGTCGTTGGCCAGCGGCAAAGTGGTGGGCGGTGCCAATATGTGGTGCGTCAGCGCGACCGAGGTCCGCGCCGCCGAAGGCACGTTCCAGGTGCGCTTTGATGGGATAGATGTCTCGGAAACTTTCACATGACCCCAGAACAACGTGAATACCATCGAAGCTGGAAGGCGGCGTGGCGGGCCAACAACCCGGAATTGGCGCGCGCCCAGGATCGCGAGCGTTACAAGCGGCATCGCGCAAAACGCAATGCCGCGATGCGTGCAAACTATGAAGCAAACGCCGACGCCCGACGAGCCTATGCAGTAGCTTGGCGGATAGCTAACCCGGAACTAGCCAAAGCGAGCGTCCGGAGCTTTCACGAGAACAATCCACATTACTCTCGCGACCGCTATCGGACTGTGGAGCACGTGCGGATTGCTGACGTGCTACGTTCCGGTCTTCGTAGTGCATTAAAGCGGCACAAGACAGGGAAAGACTGGCGATCTGACGCAAAGACCGGTGCCATTGTCGGTTGCTCCAAGCCTGACCTGATCGCACACATTGAAGCGCAGTTCCTGCCCGGCATGTCCTGGTCGAACTACGGCCGCAAGGGCTGGGAAATGGACCACATCAAGCCATGCGCCAGCTTTGACCTGACGCAGCACGATCAGGTGCTGCTGTGCTTCCACTACACGAACCTAAGGCCGCTCTGGCGATTGGATAATCAACGGCGGCCAAGGAAGGTGCTGCCATGATGGACGCGATATCAAGCGAGTTCGACGCGGACGACGGCGGCGAGGACGAGGCGCTACCGCGCACGCTTGACCTCGATATCGATGTGACGTTTCAAAAGAAGCGCTTCACATCGCTGCACCTGGAAGAACCCACGGCGAAGCAGTTGGAACGTGCCGAGCTGGAACTGAACACCACGAGCCCGACCGCCTACACGATGCGCCGCTATCAGATCGCGCTGGTTGCCGCCGTCGCAGGGGTGCCGCGCGAGGTGGTGCTGGAGCTGCGCCATAGCGAGCTGACCAAGGCATTCGATTTTTTAGCCGAACTGCTCGCGCCTACCCCCAAGGATGGCGCGAGCTGATTGCCGACCTGACGCGTTTCTGGGGTTGGGGGCCGCACGACGCCTGGGGCCTGACCGGGACGCAGCTCATCTGGTGGGCCGAACAGGCACGTCGCATCGCTGAACGCGAGCGCAGCGCACAAGAGACCTATCGCTGATGGCCGGCTATAGCGTCACCTATTCGGTCGTTGACAATGCGACCAAGCAGATTGACGCGATCAATCGCCGCATCACAGCGATGCGCGCGCCGATGGAGCGCATGTCGCGGTCAGTCTCGCGCTTCATCGATGTGTCAGGACTGCGCAAGGTAGCGCAGGGCTTTGAGTGGATCGGCAAGTCGGCCGCCACTGTGTTCCGCACGCTGTCGCAGATCGTGCCGGTGATGGGCGCCATTACCGGCGCCGCCTCGATCGCCGGCATGGTCAAGCTGGTGAACAGTTACGCCGACTGGTCGCACCAGCTTGTGCAGAACGCCGATGACATCGGCATCACGACGCAACAGCTTCAACGGTTCCAGGACGCGACGCGGCGCGCGGGCGGCAACGCCAGCGACATGACAAGTAGCCTGCAATCGCTCCACACCAATCTTGCTGACTTCGCCATCGGGCGCGGGAACTTCGCCGAAGTCGGCCAGATGGCCGAGTTCCTTGGCGTCCATCTTCGCGACGCCAACGGGCAAATCCGCAACGCCGCCGACCTCATGCCGGAATTGATCGCGAAGATTGCCGCGCTGCCTGATCCGGCGAACCGCGCGCGCATCGCAACCGCGCTACTGGGCGGCGAGGGCAACAAGCTGGTCGAGACGTTCCGCCAGTCACACCAGAGCTTCGCGGAATGGTTCACCGACGCCAGCCGCTATACCGAGTTGACCGACGACCAAAAGCGGAGCTTGCAACAGTTCACCGAGGCGCAGGGCCGCGCGGGCGTCGCGTTCGATCACCTGGGCCAGCAAATCTCGGTAGTGCTCGCGCGCGACTTCGGCCCGCTGCTCAACCGGCTTTCCGAGTTCGTAGAAAAGCACACGCCGGAGATTGTTGCCGCGATCGATCAGATATCGCAGAGGTTCACCGCGTGGCTGCAAAGCATCGATTGGTCCAAGGTCGAGGCCGGGATTAACGCGTTCATCGACTCGCTGAAATGGGTGATCAACAACCTCGATACTATCAAGGACGTTGCCGAGGCGATCGCGGTCCTGTTCGCGGCGAAATGGGCGATCGGCATCGTCGCCTCGATCGCGCAAGTGGCCGGCGCGATTGGAATAGCGGGCGGCACCGTTGGCCTGTTGGGTGGGCTTGGTGCCGTCGTGTTGGCAACGATCTTGATCATCGATCACTGGAAGGATTTTGGGCGGATAGCTACGGATATCCTTAATGGTCTTGATAGCGCGGCATCGCGCCTCAGTCAGACGCTTTCCGACTTCTGGGCTGGGCGCCGGACGAACCCGCCGCGCAAACCGGGAGAGGTGCCGCAGTATCTACCGCAAACAGGCACACCGGGTGGAGCATGGGCGCCGACAGGACCGCAGGCCACGCCAGGGGGCGCCTGGGCGCCGTCGCCCAATAGCAATTTTACACCGGGGGGCGCCTGGGCACCGCCGGGCGCAGCGCCATCCGCCGCCGGTAGTCTCGCCGCGACACCGCTTGGTAGCCTGATCTCGCGCGGCGAGGGTGATTATAGCTCGGTCAACCGTGGCGCGGCTGGTGGCTACGCCGCCGGCACGGAGGATTTGGAGAACAAGACTGTGGCCCAGGTGATGGCCGATCAGGCGGCGCAGAAATACAACGCCGCCGGCCGCTATCAGATCATCGGTTCGACGCTCAAATCCGCCGTTGCCTCTATGGGCCTCAAGGGTGACGAAAAGTTCGACCGCGCGATGCAGGATCGCATCTTCGGCGAATATCTCGCGGGCGAGAAACGACCGGCGATCCGCGACTACTTAAGCGGCAAAAGCAACGATCTCGCAGCGGCACAGTTGGCAGCGGCGCAGGAATGGGCCTCCGTCGCCGATCCCAAGACGGGCCAGAGCTACTATGCCGGTCAGGGCAACAACCGCGCTTCGATCAGCGCGGCGGAAATGGCGGAGGCGTTGCAAAAGACGCGCGCACAGATTGCCGCGCGGACACCCGCACCGCCGACGCTTCCGGTGCCGCCCGTGCCGCCAGTCGCTACCGCCCAAGCCGCCGCGCCGGCTGCGCAAGCCCCGCCCGTCACCGTGCCATCGCCCGCGGCGGTCAACGGCTCGGTCAACGTGGACATCACCCACAAGAACGCGCCGCCGAATAGCGCGGTCACCGCGACCGGCACCGGTTCGGTCAACGTCGCGCCCGTCCGCGTCGAGCATCAGGACATGGCCAGCATATGAGCGACCTTACGGACGTTGCCCGCCTAGGGCAGCAAGGGTTCCTGCAACCGGACAATTCCGGCGCGTCCTGGTCGGAAGGTTCCTGGTGGCAGCAACTGCAACCCGGCTCATGGCGCGGCGTCGGCTTCGTGCTCGATGCCGGTGATACCGCCGCTGGCCGCCGCGTCGCGATCCACGAATACCCCTACCGCGACACCGCCTGGGCGGAGGACCTCGGCAAGCTGCCGCGCCGGTTCTCGATCCAGGCGTATCTGGTCGGCGATGATGTCTATCAGCAGCGCGACGCAATGGTCACCGCCTGCGAACAGTCCGGGCCAGGCACCCTGCTGCATCCGACGCTCGGCGCGATCCAGTGCGTCTTGCTTGAGTTCCAGACAACCGACCGGCGCGAGCGCGGTCGCTACGTCGAGGTGCAGTTCAGCTTCATTTTGGCCGGGGATGTGCAATTCCCGTCCTCGCTCACGGCCACGCTCCAAAACGTCGGCGCGGCGATCGACGGGCTCAACCTCGCGTCGGCCTCTGACCTGGGTGGATCCCTGTCAGGCCTCGGCAACGTGGCGGGCGCCGTCGCCAACGGGGTCGGGCAGTTTACCGCGATCGCGCAGACTGCCGTCGGGGACGCCGCGCGCATATTCAACAGCGTGCGGGGCCTGCAGGGCTACTTCGGGCGGTTCGATACCGGGAGCCGCGCAACCCTTCAGCCGGCCGCCGCGACCGTCCAGACGGCCCTGGCAGCCGCCACGACGGCGCGGACGGCGGTCTATGCGGCGTCCGATCTGGTCAACACCGCCGCGAGCTTCCTGTGAGCGCGCATTCCGACTCCTTCGCCGCCGCCGCGGTGCAGCTCGCCACCGCGCTCGCCGCCGCCGCGACCGATCCCGCCGACGCGATCCGGCTGTTGCTTCCGCTCGCCGGCTGGATACCGCCGCCGCTCGCGGGGCATGGTCCGGTGACCGCCAAGATGGAGGGCGCGCAGGACGCCGTGGCCAGCAACCTACGGTGTGCCGCTTGCGGCGCCTTGGCGGGGGCTACGGCGGCGTATCAGCCGATCAGCTACCAAGACGCCCAGGCGGTCCGCGTCGCCGTATGCGGCGCGCTCGACGCTGAAGCGACCCGTGCCGCTGACGATGGCCGGGACGCGACCTATGAGGCGTTGCGGACGCTCCGCGCCGCCGTCGCCCTCGACCTCGGCGTGCGGGGCGCCTCCCTGGCGTGGCTGGTCAACATAGACACCCGCGCCTCGATGCCGTCGCTGGCCGAAGCCTGGACGCTCTACCAGGACACGCCGCGCGAGCCGGGACTGGTCGCGTCCGCCGACGTGCGGCATCCGCTGTTCATGCCACTGAGCTTCCCGGCGCTGAACGCATGAGCGAAGCGCACGGCGTCGTCACGCGCGGCCCGCCGCCGGGGGCAACCGATCAGCTCACCCTGATCGTCGGCAAACAGTCGTTGACCGGTTGGCAGCGCGTCGCGGTAACCCGTCCGCTTGCCGCCATCCCGGCGTCATTCCAGATCGAGACAACGGAGCGCTATCCGAACGCCCCCGATGTTGCGCTGCAAGCCGGCCAGCCATGCATCGTCCAGATTGGCTCCGACCTCGTGCTGACCGGCTACGTCGATCGCTACGCGTCGTCGGTCAGCGCCGGCAACCATACCGTCCGGATCGAGGGCCGCAGCAAGAGTTGTGATCTGGTCGATTGCTCCGCCCTGGTGCGGAACACCAGCGCCGGCAGTCCCAGCACGCCGGGGATGCAAATCCTGAACGGCGACGCGGTATCGATCGCGCGGACCCTCGCCGAACAATACAACGTCACGATCAACACCAGCGCTGAGGGGCCGTTTCGGGCCATCCCGCAACTCAACATCAACCTGGGCGAGACAGTCTGGGAGATCATCGATCGGATCACGCGCTATTCCGAACTGATCGCCTATGACATGCCGGACGGTTCGGTGATGCTGGCGACGGTGGGCACGCAGTCGATGGCGTCGGGTTTCACGCTCGGCGACAACATCGAGGCCGCCGACATCATGATGTCGATGGATCAGCGTTATCAGGAATATGAGGGGCACCTGATGTCAACAATGGCGCTCGGCACCGATGCCGGGGTGAATGCGCCGTTGGTTGGCCAGATCGTGCGTGATGATGAAGTTCCGCGCTTCCGCAAGCTCTACATCGTCAGTGAGCAAACCATCAACGGCCAGCCGATCGCCGGTCAGCGCGCGATCTGGGAGAAGAACCGCCGCTGGGGCCAGTCGTTCGCCTTCAGCGTCACATGCGACTCATGGCGCGATGCCGCCGGCAAGCTCTGGGCGCCGAACATGCTAGCTCCGGTCAACGCGCCGCAACTCAAGGTGGACCCGAACAAGTCATGGCTAATCGGCACCGTCACTTATACGCGCGATGAACACGGCCAGCACGCGCACCTTGGGCTGTGGCCGAAAGAGGCGTTCAGCGTCGAGCCGACTTCGCCGAATTATTTCATAACGAATGAAGGGCTGAACGCGAACAACCCGACCAAACCTGACGCCGCACCAACGGCGTTCAATCCGCCGGCTTCCACGGTGCAGACATGAGCGCGGCCGATCGCCTGTATCGTCGCGTGATGAACATGGTCGCCACGGTCAAGATTACCGCGACCGACGATACCGGCCCGGTGCACCGCGCCCAGATACGCGGCTTTCCGCCCGAGACGATCGACAACATGCCGGTACTGCAAATCTATGGCCTCGCCTCGCACGCCATGCCGGGGTCCGACGCGACGGCGCTATTCACCAGCGGCGACCGCAGCAACGGAACCATCATCGCGACCGGCAATCAGCAATTCCGCCTGCGCAATCTGAAGTCGGGCGAGGTCGCGCTCTACACCGACGAGGGCGACAAGGTTGTGCTCTCGCGCGGCAAGATCGTGGCGATAACCTGCGGCACAAAGGTGCACATCGATTGCCCGCTGGTCGAGATGACGGGCGATCTGCACGTCAAAGGGGAGGTTGTGCGTGGCTATGGCACAGGCGGTTCTGTGACGCTCGGCCAGCACACTCATCAGCAAGGGGCCGACTCGCATGGCGACAGCGAGCAACCGACCCGTGCGCCGACGCCGGGCACCTGATGACCGGCTGGATTGAGGACGAACTCGGCCTGCCGATCTACACCGGCAGCCATTCGTTCGTCGCTACTTCTACGACGTGGGACAGCCTCGCAACGCAATGGGACGCGGGTGGCACGATATGGGACCCGTCCGCCACGTTGCTGCCCACGCTGGCGGACGCGAACCTGTCCGGCGATATCCTACTGCTGTGGGACAATAACAACGCCATCGGGGACTGGCAGCTTGCGGATGGTGACCTGCAAACCGGGCAAGACCTGGAGACCGCGTGCCTTGTCTCGCTGTTCACCGACAAGCTGGCGACACCGGACTACATGCCGACCGATGGCACGACCGATCGCCGGGGCTGGTGGGCCGATCCTTACAACGACCAGCCGCTTGGCTCGAACCTCTGGCAACTCGCGCGCGCCAAGAAAACCCGCGACACGCTGGGGCTGGCGCGCACCTATGCGCTCGACGCGTTGCAATGTCTGATTACCGATGGCGTCGCCGCGCAGGTTGATTGCAACACCATGTGGCTGGGCGGCGCCGGCTCGACCATGCTCGGGATCGCGCTCGCCATCATCAAGCCGGACGGCAGTCTGACGCGCTTCACCTTCGGCTGGGCGTGGCAGGGGCTTGCAACGTTGCCGTCACCCGTGTTCGTGCCTCCGGTTCCGATGCGGCAACTACGGATGACCCGATAAATGCCCTTTGCCCGCCCGACCTTGACCGCGCTCCGCAACACCGCAATCCAGGACATAACGACTTCCGGTGTGCCTGGGCTCGACGGCCTGTTGCGCAATTCGGTGCTGCGCGTTCTCGCGTGGTGCATCGCCGGGCTGACCTATTCGCTCTACGGGTTCATTGATTGGGTGAGCCGACAAGCGGTGCCGTTCACCGCAACCGACGAATATCTGCACGCATGGGCCGCGCTGATCGATGTCTATCAGCTCGACGCCACCGCCGCGTCAGGCGTCGCGCAATTCAACGGCTCGCCCAACATCGCCATACCGATCGGCGCCACCATGCGGCGCCAGGACGGCACGCCCTACGTCTCGACCGCCGATGCCGGATCGGACGCGACCGGCGTTGCCCTGGTGCCATTCGTCGCCTCGATCACGGGCGCGGTTACCAACTGCGATGACGGCACGCCGATCTCACTTGATACGCCGCCCCCTGGCATCAACGCGGGCGGCGTGACCGTGGGCTTGACGCGCGGCGGCACCGACCAGGAAACCGAGGCCGCGCTACGCACGCGCATGTTGCAGGAATACGCCGCCCCGCCGCACGGCGGCAGCGGGAGCGATTACGTCCTATGGGCAACCTCCGTCCCTGGTTGCACGCGGGCGTGGCCACTCGCGGAGGCGCAGGGGCCGGGGACCATCACGGTGTTCGTCATGTTTGATGTGGTCAACGAAGCGGTCGGCGGCGTGCCGATCGGCACGGATGGTGTGGCGTCCCTTGAGTATCGCTCCGTGACCGCAACCGGCGATCAGCTCGCGGTCGCCGACGCGATCTGGCCGGTGCAGCCGGTGACCGCGCTGGTCTATGTCGTCACGCCCGTGCTTCTGCAGGTGGCCGTTACACTGAAGGATTTGTCGCCGAATACGATCGAACAACGCGACGCCGTTGTGGCATCGCTGGAGGATATGTTCCTGCACACCGCCGAGGTCGCCGGCACCATCTATCCGTCCGATGTCTATCAGGCAGTACTGCTGACGCCGGGGGTGCAGCATTTTGAAGTGATCGCGCCGGCCGCGCCGATCGTTGCCGCTGCCGGTCAACTGCCGATCCTGGGGCAATTCACCTCGCTATGATCCTCCGCACCGCGCTCGACTACCTGATCCAGTTTCAGCGGTTGTTGCCGCGCGGCCGCGTCTGGCATCGCGGCCTTGGCACGTTGCAGGCGCAGCACCTATTGACGCTGATGCCGACGCCCGCGCGTCTCGACCAGCGCGCGCAACAGCTCCTGGTCGATGCGTTCCCCTGCTCGACTATGGAGCTATTGCCGGAATGGGAAGCCTCGCTCGGCCTGCCTGATCCGTGCACCGGTCCGATTGACTCACTCGCCGCGCGACAGGCGGCAGTCTGTGCAAAGTTCTCCGCGCGCGGTGGCGCCTCGATGGCGTATTTTATCGCGCTCGCCGCAGCGATGGGCGTGGCTATTACGATCACGCAGTTCTCGCCGTTCTATGCCGGCCGCAATCGCGTCGGTCAGCGGCTGTTCAACACCGGCTGGGCCTATGTCTGGCAGGTCACGCTATCGGGCGAGGTGGTCAATTACTTCCGCACCGGAGGAAGTCGTGTGGGCGAGCGTCTGGTGACGCTGAGCGATGTCGCATCGATCCTGCAATGCGTATTCAACGCCTATAAGCCAGCGCATACGACGGTCATTTTCAGCTATGTCTATGAGGACGGGAAACATGTTTGACGGACCCGAAGCGGTATCGGTTACGCTGACGGCGGCCGAGTGGAACGTGGTGATTGCTGCCCTGTTGGCATATCGGCCCGGCGCCCCCGTGGTGCAGAAGATCGGCGAGCAGGCGCGGCTGCAAGACGGGGAGGCAACACATGCATCAGATTGACAACCCCTGGGTCGCCACCACCAAGCCGCCCACACAACCAGTCGGCACACCTGGATGGTTCCAGCCGGGCGATGAAGCGACCTCGCTCCTGGCCACCGTCGTTGATTATGACTGGGCGAACACGATCCAGTCTGAGCTGATCAACGTCGTGGTTAATGCGGGCCTGACGCCCGACAAACAGAATGACGCGCAGCTTGTTAACTCGATCATCACCATCATCAACCGCGAGGTCGGACTGGCGACAGGCGGCCCATATCTACCGCTGGCCGGCGGCGTCATGGGTGGCACGATCTTCAGCAGGGCAGCGGCCGGCACCGCGCGCGCGCTGACCTCGCAGACCGGAACGGCAAACCGCTGGATCACCGCGCTGGCCGACAACTCCGCCGAGAATGGCGGCAACACCGGATCGGATTGGACGCTGACGCGCTGCGATGACAGCGGCAACGTGATCGATGTGGTGATGCGTTGCAGCCGGAATACCGGGGCCGTGGATTTTCCAATGGGGATCACCTACGGCTCTGGCATCGCGGGCGGCGGTCCGAGTGGCGGCAACCTGCCGACCGATCCGCCGACATCGGTGCTTAATCAGAATACGACGATCTATGTGAACGCCTGCGGCAACAGCTACGGCGGCAACGACACCCACGACGGCCTAAGCCCGACCACTCAATTAGCAACGTTACCTGGGGCCTGGGCGAAAATTCGCCGGATGGACCTAAACGGCTTTACCGTTACGATCTCTTTGACAACGTATGACAATCCCAATGGCACGGCCTTCCCGGCCGCGCAGGGGCTGATCTGTGACAGCCGGCTATACGGACAAACCTCGCCGAGCCAGCTCATTCTGGTGAGCAACGGGAGCGCTAATCCACCAAACTTCGCAGTCATAACGGCGGTGACGGGGGCCGCTGTCGGCGTGACCGGCGGCGCCATGCTGACCTTGGGCACGACCACGGCGGGCAACGGCCTTAGCTTGTCATCGACCAATGCGGGACCGACGAATAATGGCCCATCGGTTGGGCTTTGGGCGCAAGGCGCGGGCAGCCAGATTGTCGTTACAACCGGTCAAACTCTTAATTTTGGCCCGTGCCAATATGCGCACACCCTCGCCGATGGCGGATCGATCGTATTCGGCACACAGGCCGGCGGCGTTTCGACCATTAGCTTTACTGCAAGCGGGGCGGGATCAATGTCGCACTGGCACGCACGGAATGCTGGCACGATCGATTTGTCGCTCGGGATGGTCAATTATAGCCCCGCGCCCGTTGGCGTCGTCATTGCCTCCAACCAAGGAACGCCCAGCGCGTTCGCGTTCGCCGAGACCGGCGGCAAAATCCTCGCGCCCGATACCGGCCAAAGCTACCCGTGGAACGTCAAGACTGGCATCACCGGCAAGCGCTATCAGGTGGACGCCACCGGTTCGATTACCAACACGGGCGCTGCCATCAACTACCTGCCGGGTAACGCGGTCGGCACCGTCGCGCCGGGCGGCATCTACTCCTGATCACATCGCCCCGGCATGTCACTGCCGGGTGCCTTCGGTCGTGGTGAACGTGACTAGCCGGACGCTGGTGACACGGTGCGGCGTGGCCCGCGATAGTCGCATTGCATTGTGTGCGACCACCTCTAATTGCTCCGCAGCGTGCCGGCGCGAGGTGACAAGCGGTGTCATCCCAAGCCCTGGGAGACCACCGGCAATAATCCCCTCGGTGCCGTCCGCATAGGTCGCGATCCAGCAATGCAGTTCCGTGATCCGCTGGCCTGGGGTCCGCTCGCTCGCGATCAGCTCAGTCATGGCCGCCACTCAATGGGCTGGATCGAATACGCGGTGAGCGGGCGATTGGGCCTCCCGTCATCCCGCAACGGCACGACGGTGCTCTGGGTTTTCCAGCACTTGAACACCGCCTCAAGACTGTCGAACTGCATTGCGTCCTCGCGCAGGTCCGTCATTGTGATGCTGCCACGGCCTCCGAGGGCATTGGCGTCGAATGACTTCAGCCAGAGCAGTGTGACCTTGCCGCCGACGATGTCGGACATGTGCCGCACCTTGCCCGCCGTGCCGGGCTGTATCTGATCGACCGCAATCTGCATGAGCCACATTGGTTGCTCCCTTTTACATCGCCACATGACGGTGCTGCCGCTCGATCGCGTGCTGCGGGGCCGGGGTGCCGCGCGCGAAGGCCGACCACCAGTAGACGCCGCTTTTCCTGATCTTGAAGTGACCGCGCACAAGGTGCAGCCGCGACGGTTGTCGCGCATCCGCCGCCATCCCCGCACGGCCCGCCAGGGCACGCGTGAGGCGGACCCGGACGTGCGTATAGTCCAATAGCGGTTGCTTGCCCCGACGCGCCCTGGCCGCGTTCAGCTTCGGCGGCGTGGGCCTCGGCTCGTGCTCCGCGAGGTTGCGCGAGTTCAACAGCATAATGGCGGCGCGCAACATTGGGGCTTCGCCCTCGATGTCCTTAATCGAGGCATCCATCAGCAGTTGGAGCGCGTTCGCCTTTCTGCTGGCGATGTCCACGAACGCCTGCATGGGCGGCCACACGATCACTCCGAACCGCAGGTTGTCGGCAACGATATCCTCCCGCCGGCTCATCCCTACCTTGGGATATTGCTTGCCGAGTTCGGCCCATTTTTCGTCGGTCGCGTTGACGTGCCAGCGAGCCGCGTTGGTCAGATCGGCGACCGGCTCCGCGTCCTCCCGCCAGTCGAACGTCACCGCCAGCGGGCAGACGTTGACGCCCTGGTCAGGGTGCAACCACGCATACACCATCGTGCCGCGCTGCAAGCTGGCGTCGACCTCGACCAGCACGCCCATGCGCTTCGGCACTGGCGCATAGATGTCCGTCCGCGCTGACGCGATGCCGGTGAACCCCGCCGGCCATTCAAACCACGTCCGCTCGAATGGCAGCTTGCACATGGGCAGCGCGCGCAACTGCGGCCCGGTCGGGGAATGCGCGATCGTCCACGCCGATTTCATGACCTCGGGCGATAGGTCGAAGCGTTGCGCGGCGCGCACCTGCTTTGCCAGAGCAGTGAACGCGCCGCGATACAGCTTGTCGTCTATGCCGCCCGCAGCGGCCAGGACATCATCCGCCAGCATCTAGTGAGGCACGCAGACCGGAGCGCCTGCCGGGTGCGCCATTTTTGATGTCAGCTTGAACGTGTCCCAGGCATAAGGGTCCATCCCCTTCGCTCGTGCCTGAGTTTGCCAGTAGAGCAATTCATCGGGCGACATGCCGAGGCGGTGGGCATTTTGCTCGATCACGGTGATTTCGTCATTGCTCAGACCGTCACGGTGCGAGACTAGGGTTTCACAGTTCGGCCCCGCTGCCTGGGCGGCGGTGATGGTGGCCAGAGCGAGACAAGCGGCGAGAATGTGCGTGCGCATCAGTTGGAACCTTTCGTGGCGTTGAGGATTGCGAGCACTTGCTCGTGCGTGATGACGGGGAGCCGCAGGACCGGCGCGGCTGTTTCGCTGGGTATCCCTGCGGCACGCTCGATCAGGAGCCGCAGGATCATCGGGGGCAGCTTGACGGTCATTCGGCAACGACCTCCACCCGATTGATGCGGAAAAAGTAAGTGGCCCGACGTTTGCCGGTCTCGAGGTTCTCCGCGATGACGCGGAGGGTTGTGGCGGGGGCCGGCCCGTCGCGCACCCCAAGCACCCGATAGCGGCGGACGACTCCCTTGTGCCGCTCCGTCCAGACATCGCCCACAACGAGGTCGTCGGCACATTTGTAGATCGCGGTGAGTTTCATGCCGCCACCAGCGTGACGACGGGCATCGGCGTCGCCAAACCGGCCAGCTCCCAGGCGGACGGTGCGCCGGCCAACAGATCGTTGGCCCACTCCCACACCAGCGCCCGCGCCTTGGTCTCGTGCTGCGCGCGGTTGTATCGCCCCTCGACCGCCCCCTTGCTCGCGTGTGCCAGGACGCGATCGATCACCCGATGATTGCCGGGGTGCCGTTCGTTCATCACGGTGGAGAACGCCGCCCGCCAGCCGTGAGGCACATGCTTGATGCCGCTGTCAGCAAGCACGCGATCAAGCAGTTCCGCCAGCGAGCTACGATGCATCGGCGCGGTCTTTTTCTTCGCCCACCACGACGGGAACACGAAGTCGTCGGGACCGTGGCCGGGGGAGAGTTCCGCGGCGACCGCGATCACGTCCCGCGCCTGGGGTGACAGCATGACGTCGTGCGACTCCTGCCGCCCGCGCCGGCCCTTCATGCGCTCGGCCGGGATCGTCCAGACATCGCGCCGCCCCTCAAGTTCGCGCCAGCGTAGCTCGCGCGCCTCGGACGGCCGGACCGCCGTCAACGCGAGGAACCGGTGCAGCAATCGCAACGCCACCGCGCCGCCGCTGTTGTCGACCAGCGACAGGACGCGCCGCGCATCCTCAATGGTGAGCACCGCCGGCTGCATCCGCTTCGTCGGGAGGCGGAACTTCTTCGCCAGCCGATCGGCTGGGTTGCGTGTGATGAGTTCCTTGTCCAGCCAATGATCGAACGCGGACACCAGATGCTGCCGCAGGTGATTGGCCTGCCACTTGCCGTTCCGCATCACGACGCGTTGCAACAGGTCGATCACATTCGCCCGCGTTACCTGATCGATCGGGCGGCGACCGAACGCAGGGAAAGCGTGAGTAACGAACCGCTGCAACACGCGCGTGCCGTAGGTGTTAGACCACTCGGTGGTGGCCATGTATTCGTGCCACCGTCTCGCCATGACCTCAAAGGTCATCTCGTTGCGGTCGAGCCGTTCACGCCGCATCGCCGCCCGGTCGTGGGTTGGGCTGGCGCCCTCGCGGACCTGCCCCCGCACGCCCTGGCGCGCCGCTCGCGCGGCTGCCAGGGACATCTCGGGGTAGGTGCCAAGGGTGATCAGGTGGCGCTTGCCGTCCAGCGAGTAGACGCATCGCCAGGACTTGCTGCCACCGGGGAGGACGACCAGGAACAGCCCGGCCCCATCGGTGACCCGATACGCCTCGGCCTTCGGCTCAAGGCGACGGACCTTCAGATCGGTGAGTGCGCTCATGACCGCGCCCCGTGCATAGCGTCGGCATACTCGGTGAAAGACTCCGGGTGTCGGTCGAGGACGCGGCAGGCGGTGGCATAAAGCTCCGCCGTCCGCTCCGCTGACCCCTTGTCGACAAAGCGATACGTGCAGATGTCGATGAACGTATCAAAGCCCGGTCCGCCGACCGGTAAGCCGGTCAGCCAGATACCGTGGCGTTCTTTGAGGAGCCGGCGGACCTTGTGGGAATACGCCACCAGTCGGAGGTTCTGGAGCATGCTCATGTGAGCACCTCGATCACCACGTATCCGCGATAGTCGGTCGGGGCCGCGTTGCGGATGTGGTTCTTGATCCAGTTTTTTGCCTCGCCGTAGGTGGACGACGGCGCCCAGATCACTTCCTTGCCGTGGCTCTCCCGCGCAGCGAAGGCCCACATGCCATACCCCTTCGGGGCGCGGCCGTGGGTCCACTCATAGTTCCGCGTGTCGAACTCGAAGGAGATGTGCTGCTTGGTCATCACGCGATCCCCCCGGCGACGAGGAGCGCCATGTGCCGGCGCATCATCGCCAACCCGGTGTCGCGCGCGTCCTCCAGGTCGTTGGTGTAGTAGGCGGTCGCCTCGTTGCCGCCCCGGAAATTGACCCGGTATTCGTCCCACTCGGTGCGGGCGATGACGACGCCAATGGCACGGAGTTCGGCGCGGACCTTCGCCAGCGTGAGGGCTTGCGGTTTGGTGGTCTCGTGGTTAGATGTGACTTGCATGTTCTGCTTTGGCTCCTGAGCGGCGGTCTGGTTGCACCCGGACCGCCGTTTTTCGTTGTGAGGGTTGTTCAGTCCTTGCCCTCAGCCGCTTAGATTGCAACTTTTTGAGTCACCACTTGAGTCACCACTCACGCTGCCACCCGGTGCATTCGATTGCAAGAACCGCAATCCGTATGATCGCTAAACCCCAGGAAAACAAGAGATTTTGCCACGCCATGCAATGCAGATCAGGAGCGGCGGAATTAGCAAGGACAACGCCGCCCGACGCTATAACTTGCTGATTTTGTTCGGTTTCTTGTAAGCAGCCGCCGCGCGAGTCACCACTTGAGTCACCACTTACGCACGGCTAGCCCGTTCGGCACGCATAGCGGCCGGGTTCCCATTGCAGTCGGTGCAATCAGCTTTCGCGCTTTTCGGGGGTTAGTGGCAGGTCTGGACACTCGATCAGCCACCCGTATTTCGTCGCCTCGGCCATGATGTCGGTCAGCAGCTCGTGCAGCAGGCCGTAACCGTCCCACTCGATGGTGGCGCGACCACCGTCCGCGTGGCGGGTGATGGCGATCGAATAACTGGTAGTGTCGTCTGTCATTGCTTGTTGACCGCGACATAGAGGAAGTCGCACGCCTGCCGCGCCTTGAACCAGAGCTGCGCCTCCTCTGGCGTCAGATCGTCCAACCACCCTTTGACGCGCTCCAGGCGCTGCACACAGTCGGCGGCTGCGTTGCCAGCCTCATGCAACGCCATCTCGCGGTCGTTCATGTGATCTTGGCCTCGATCCTCTCCACCCGCTGCGCCAGCCGATCGTGCCGCGCGTGCATGGCGCGGACCTCGACCAGTAGGGCAGCCAGGGTGTTGTCCATCCGCATGAGCATAGCGGACATCACGCGCATGTCGTCACGGAAGGTCGCGTGCTCCTGGATCATCTGTTCCTGACCGCGAAGGATCAATTGGAGGTCGGTCGCTTGGTCACTCATGGTCGGACTCCGTTCGGTGCCCGCTGCACATATCATGCCCCATTGCAGTCTGTGCAACGGGGTGGGGAGGGGCCGGCGAAGCGGACCGGCCGGGCACCCTCCCCTTCGCTCGCCTTCACCCGGTCCGCCGTCGAAGGTCCGCGAACTCATTTGCTCCGTCATCAGTGCCGCGTCTGACCGGCGCCGGTCACCTGATCGATCGCCGCCGATAACGCCACGCCGAACATCTCGATCCGAGGTGTTAATAACTCGGGATGCTCGCGCACCGCGTCGCGCAAGCCAGCCAACGCCGCCTCGGCTTGCTCGGACTCCAGCGCTACCCGAAAGTCACGCCCTTGCCGCGTATCCATTCAAAGCAGGTGTGGTCGCCGCCATCGGTAATGATGACGCGCACCGCATCGTCACGTCGTGACGCCAACGCCGCTACCTCCACCGCGCGCTTTGCATCGATGAATTGCGCCAGCGGAAAATGCCAATCGTCTGGCAGGAACACCCACACGCTAAATTCCGCCCGCTCGCTCATGGTCTGCCCTTTCGCTCGCGCACCTCTGGCGTCGGGTGGTGTGCGCAGTAATCGCGGTGCCTGATCCATTCTGACCAGCGCGGCATCAGCGTAATTCCCTTTCCTTTGATCGCTTCCCCCACCGCGCCGCTGCGGCCGCCTTGGCGATCGCACGCCGCCGCTTGGGCGACAACGCTGCCGCCCTCGCGTGCCCGCCGTTCGCCCTTGCCTTGGATGCCCGCTTCGCCGGGGCCTGGGGGCTGTCCTGGGGCGGTAGCGGTCTGGTCTCGATCAACGCGCCCGGCTCCCCTATCGCGGCCCGTAGCGTCGCCTCGCGGAGGTGGAACCGTAGCAGGTCGAGTTCCTCCATCACCGCCACGCCTTGGCGCGCGATTGTCAGCGACAGGATCGAGGTCTGCGCGACCAATAGCCGCACGTCATCCGACAACCGCGATGCCAGACCCGCAGCTTTCGCCAGCGCGCGCCGCTCGATCACCGCGTTGACCGGCTCCGTCTGCATCAGTGCAACAACAGGATCGCGGTCAAATAGAGGAACGCCGCACCGACCACGGCCACGTACAGATCGGCCCGCGCCGCGCGCCAGACACGCCGCAGCTTGCGCTGTCGGTTCGTCATGTCGCCTGCGGGTCGTGGTCCCGCGTCATCGCATACACCGCATCGGCGACAAGCTGCGCCGCGCGCATATTGCGGAAAGGCTTGTCGCAACATGGGCAGCGATCGAGGGCGAGGCCGTCGCTCTTGGGTAGGATCACGAACCCGTCGACGCCCTCGGCGATCACAAGTCCATCGCTCCGCTTGCCCTCGATCCAGCGATCTACTTGCTTGGTCATTGCGTGTTCACCTCCTGCTCACTGATCAGCCGGTCCAGCAACGCGACCACCGCCGCCATGATGTCGATGCGCCGATCTGCAAGGCGCCGGTTCATCTGCCGGTGCGCCACCATGTCGCTGTAGACGCGCTTGCGCATGTCCAGCTCGCGCTGGCATTCCTCGCGCATATCCCGCAGCTCGATCGGCAGCAGATCGGACATTACCGCCCCCTCTCCGCCGCACGCGCCGCGAGCCACGCGTTTATTTCGGTAGCAAACCAGCGCGGTGTGTTACGTGATAGCTTTAACGGTCGGGGAAAGTCTGGGTCCGTGCGGACCATGCGGAACACCGTGGTGCGATGCACGCTGAGTGCCGCGCCGACCTCATCCGCCGATAGCAACGCCTCGACCGGCGGGGCCTCGCGCGCCTCGGCCTGCATCACGCCGCCGCGCCCGCCACATGCAGCGGCGGCATTTGTGGCACGTCCTCGATGTCAAGCTGTTGCGGATTGCGCGTATCGTCATCATCGGCCGGCATGGCCTCGATCCGCGCGCCCCAATAGGCCAGGACGCGTCGCCGGCCGCCGAGTGATAGGCTCGCCAGATCGCGCAGGCCGCGCCGCATGATTTCCATCTCGTGGTCCGGCTTGTGCTTGGTGCTCATTGGCTCGTGCTTCCCTTCAGTGTCGCCTTGCGCAGCTCGATCGCCTCATTGATCCGGTCGTGGTCAGGCGGGAACAGGTCGCGGGTCTTCACCTTCCACGCCGCGTTGCTGGGCAGCGTCGACAGCGCTTCGGCGTCCATTGCCTCAACCGCGGCGATTAGCTCCGCCACCGGATCGTCCCAGCCGGGTCCGTCGTCATCCTGGTCGCGTGGGTCCCCGGTCGGCGCGAGCCGTTCGTGCGCCTCTTTGAATGCATCGATGATCTGTTCGCGGATCATCGCTGGCGCCTTGGTCTTTCCGTCCAGGGCACTATTCACCCGGCGATGACCGCGCAACTCGACAACCCGCGTGACGGTCTCCGCTTCGCGTAGAAGCCGCTTCAGGTTGGCCAGCCAGAGCGTTCCATTCGCCTCCTCCAGCGGGTCGAGCGGCGGGTCCGGCGAGCTGTCTTTGGTGGTTGTCGTCCGCTGGTGCCCGATCGTCGCCTTGTCGCTCGGCTTCTCCACGCCCTGGTCGATCACGCCGTCAATGGTGATCCCGCCGGCATCAACGTCGTGATCCTCCATCTCCTCGGCGGTATAGCCGAAACCCTCCTCGGGGAACGCGGCACGGATCACCGCCGCCTTGGTGCACTTGTGAAGCATCTGCCGGGGCGCGGTTTGCCAGCGCTGATTAGGAACCTCGCTGCGGAACCCGGCGCGGCCATAGCTTTCCTCCCAGAATAACTGCTCGGTGAAAGCACGAGGCGCACCGCCGACAAGCCGGTAGACCGTGACCGCGCACCACGCTGGAAATTCAAGCTCAGTGTCGACCGCGCGCTTGGAGCCGTCGTTTTCTTCAAGCTCGCCGCGAAACGTGCGCCGCACCATCGGCCCCCATACCGGCAGGTCCATCCCTGCCCACTGCCCGGTGCGCGCTGCGGTAATCTCCACCTCGTTGATGCCTTGCATCACGACCTGCACTTTACGGCGCAACCGCGCGTTATACATCGGCACGACGTGGACCGGCCGCTTGTATGGGTCGAGCTTGCGCACCGCGCAGTATTCGACCACGGCCATAACGACCTCGGGCGTTTCGGCGGACGGATAGACCTCGCACAACGCACGCCACGCGTTCTCGCTCCCAGCAAAGCTCGGTGGCTTCAGATGGCGCGGCGCGATGGTTAGGGCAGTCGCAGCTTGCGCCATCTCAGAGTGTCCTGATCGTCAGCACAGGGGCGCCGGGGTTGCTCAACACCGCGCCGGGGATCACCAGACCATCGTTGTTGATAGCGTCGCTGATTGCCGTGCGACGCGGCTCGCGGGTGATCTTTACGAACTCGTCGGGTAACAGCTCGGCGTCGGTGATCACGACAGACTGGCGCGTGGATGACGCAAGGCTAGCGCTGGCATAACGCCCGCGCTTTGACTTCGCGCCGAAGGCTGTCATCAGGTCTTGCAGCAGCAGTCGCAGCATAACGTCGCGGTCCCGGTAGCGGTCCCGCCGCGCGATCATCAGACGCCACAATTGCTCTGCATCATCGATCTGGCGCCCGGTCCACCAAATCGCATCGATCAGCCGAGGCAGCAGATCGTCCGGGTGGGTCGCGTGTGCTTCATCAAACGCCGCGCGGATCGCGTCCTCGGTCAGAAGGTCGGGGTCGCTGCCAAGCGCCGTGCGTATCTGATGCCACGCTGACATCGCCCGTTCGATCTGGAATGCGGAGGGGGTCTGGGGCGTATCTGACATAGGTGCTTCCATCTCTCGCGGGTTGGAAGCGTCCGACGCAAGCACAAGATTGCAAGACTTGCAATAGGGGTATCGCGTGAACAGGGAATGAGCCGCACCGATAAATCGTCGTCAATTTCGCGCTGGTGCAATTCTGGCGTGGCAGGCTACAATCCTTATTCGCGTGCCGACACGATGCCATGACTAAACGCTTTCACCTTCGTGAAAGGCGAAACGAACGATGACGATGAAGGGGAGAGTTAACGAGGCTTTAAGGGCCGGGGCTTCTCGGGCCCACGCTTCGCGAGCCGACGCTGCCGAGTTCGTGCCTGACGTATTGGGCCTGATCGCAGCTTCACGTCCCGGTCAGATAGGAACGCGCGGCTGGATGAAACGTCTGTTGGGTGTGCCGCAGCCAAAACCTTCCGCAGCCAAGGCAACATATCCTCGGAAAGCACACCGAAAAACAGGTAATCCATCGAAGCGCCCGAATAATACACCAGCCGGATAAGGATGTCCGGCGGCGCCATCTGATTGCCGTTTTCAAACCGCGATAGCAGCGACGCCTGGATGTCGAGCGCCTCCGCCCATTGTTTTTGCGAATGGGCAAACGGTTCACGAGCCTCATAGGCTTCTCTGATCCAACGCATCCGCGCGCCGATAAGACGCAGCAGCTCACGATTGGCCTCTCGTTTCGCCCCTAACCCTGGCAAGTCCGGTCCCTCATTGCAGTGCTTGCAACATGGACACCGTATCCCATGCTTGCATTCTCAGCAAAAAGGTTTTTGGCATCCCAGAGCGGGAGGTGTGCCTTGACTCGATTGAAAGTCCTGCAATCTAATCCGCCGCATCATGCGCCACGACAAGATCATCGACCACCTGGGGGGCTTCCGTCACGTCGCTGGCAAGCTGGGCCTCGACCCGACGACAGTGTGGCGCTGGCAGGGGAATGGCATCCCGCCGGAACGCTGGCCCGCCGTTCTGCAGCTCGCCAAGCGCAAGGGGCTGATCGTCACCCTCGACCAGCTCATGCGCGCGTCGCCGATGGTCCAGCGGAAGGCCGCTGCCAAGCCCAAGGATGATCTAGCGCGGGCGTCCTAACGTGGGGCGCCCGTTCCGCCTTACCGCTCCGATTCCGCCGGAGGATGACCTCCACCAAGCGGTGGCTGACGCCCTCGATCTGCTGCTGATACCGCCGGCTATGTGGACAACCTTCCCGGCGGGGCATGTCCCGTTGCCGGCGCGCTACGCGGTCAAGCTCCTGCGGCTTGGCCTCAAGCGAAACTGGCCTGACATCCTGGTGCTGCACCGCAACATCTATGGCGTGGAACTCAAACGACCGGGCGAGGGGCTGAGCATCTCACGCTGGGTCGTCAGCCGGCGAACGGGCGGTCGGCGCTACGTCGAGGGCCAGCGCGAGACGTTCCCCAAGCTGGAAGCGGCCGGGATGCAGATCGCCGTGTGCGAGACGGTGGTCGGTGTGCTCGATCAGCTCGCCGCCTGGGGTGTGCCGCTTAGGGGGAGGATCGCAGCATGAGCGCGTGCCTCGACCAGTGGAACATACCGCGCAAGCGATGCGTCAGGGAGGCAGCATGACGACGCGTCCGCATCTCATGCCGGTCGGGCTGACGGGCATCCCGCGCGCCGACTTGCAAATACAACGCACGATCGAGACGCTGCGCACCGCTCAATTCGAACAGGACCCATTATGGGACGCCGCTGATTCGTTCCGAAAGTCACTAATGACCTCGGCCGAAAAGCGTGAGGGCAAAATCCTTGAGGCCGCGATCATGGATGCGATCGAGCAGCTTCCGCACTTGCGGCTACTTCAAGTCGATCGTCGGCTACCGCGCGTGCCGGATGTTCAATTCGAGATACGCAGCAGTAGTTGGGTCGTGGTGCTTGAGATCAAGCGCGGGTCACAACATGATTCCAAAACCCTGCGCGAGTTTCGCTCCGACTTGCAAGCGATCCCGCCGTTGATCCGTAATGCGCTGCCGCTCTTTCCGACCGAGCACGTGCATTATCACATAGTATTCGTTAGCGGTCAGCCGCGCCTCAAGGAAGGGCTAACCCTGGACGACCTCGGCAGGCTCTACGGATTACATGCCAGGTCGCACATCATGACAGCCCGGCAGCGCTACTCCGCAGCGGTCAAAGTCATCATGCGGGAGCGTGGATTATGAAGCAATTGCAGTTCCACAAGCTCGCCGACCTGTTCCCGATGATGGAGGGCGACGCATTCGACGCGTTCGCCGCTGACATTAAGCAACGGGGATTGCTCCACCCGATTGTGGTGCACGACGACAAGATACTAGACGGTCGCAACCGATACCGCGCGTGCCTGAAGGCGGATGTCGCGATCAGGGTTGAGACATTCGCTGGTGATGACCCGCTGGGCTTCGTTATCGCGAGCAACTTACATCGACGACACCTCAACGAAAGCCAGCGCGCGATGATCGCGGCGAAGCTGGCGAACATGTCGGCGCATCGTCCAAATAATAAGTCTGCAAATTTGCAGACTTCGCAGATAGACGCTGCACATTTACTCAACGTCTCTACTCGCACGCTGGCGAGCGCTGCGTTCGTCCGCACCAACGGATCGCACGCCCTCACTCAAGCGGTCGAGCAAGGTGCAATCCCCGTATCGGTCGCGGCCAAGGTCGCCAAGCTGCCGAAGGATCAGCAGCGCGAGGCCGTGCTTGCGCCCGATCGCGCTAAGCATATGGTAAAACGCTCCGCACGTGCCGACCGCGAGCGAGGGCTTGCCGAGGCGACTGCTGAAGCTTCCCGCGCGCTGGGCGTTAACCGTTACGGCGTCATTTACGCCGACCCGCCGTGGCGCTTCAAACCCTACAGCGAGGAAACCGGTTCGGATCGCGCCGCTGATAATCATTACCCGACAATGACGATTAACGACATTGCAGACATCGAGCCACCAGCCGCGACCAATTGCGTGTTGTTCCTATGGGTGACCGTGCCGATGCTCGCGCTCGGCATCAAGCTGATTGAGCGATGGGGTTTCACCTACAAGACCGCTTGCGCGTGGCACAAGCCCGCGATCGGAACCGGGTATTGGTTCCGCAACACCCTGGAGCTTCTACTCGTGGGCACGCGCGGCGATGTGCCGGCGCCAGCGATGGGCGATCAGCCACCGCAGGTGCAGACCATCGAACGGGGCAAGCACAGCGAGAAGCCCGACGCTTTCGCCGACATGATCGCCGCCATGTTCCCCAACACTCCCAAGCTGGAAATGTTCGCGCGATGCGCTCGGGATGGGTGGGACGCATGGGGCAATCAGGTGTCATGAGCGGCCTGCCCTGGGGCAAGTTCTTCTGGAAGGACTGGCTGACTGATCCGGCCCTTTCGATCTGCTCGCTTGCCGCGCAGGGCCTGTGGATGCGGATGCTGTGCATCATGTCGATGTCGAACCCGCCCGGCCATCTGACGCTACCGCCGACCCGCCGCAATGAGACCGAGGCGAAGCAAGTCGCCCGCATGTGTCACAGCGATGCAAGGCAAGTGCGCCCCCTTATTGAGGAACTAGAAACGAGGGGGGTATTTGACCGTGATCATGTGGGCTGCATCGTGTCCAGACGCATGATCCGCGACGCCGAACTATCGGAATTAGGGCGCAGCGCGGCTGAGAAAGGATGGGCAAAGCGCAAAGGCCCACCCAAAGGCCACCCCAAAAGGGGACCCGGCAATGGGGAGTCGAAAGGCCCATTGGAGCGCAACCCAATCGCAGACTCAGACTCAGAGTCAGATTCCCCCCCCGTAGGGCGCCCCCGTAAGTCTCGACCTCGCCGAAAGCAGGAGGTGCCCACCTTTCGGAACGGCATGGCGGAGAGCGCCGCCGATGACATGAGGGAGACCGTCAACAATGCCGAGCCAACGAACCCACGTGCCGGTGGTGCGACAGTGGTGCCAATCTCTCGGCGTGCTGTCGGCTGTTAGCATCAGCCGGCAGGAAGCCGAGATGAAACTGGCAGCCTACGTGCCGCTGCTGGTCGACCGGTTCCCAGATGCGGCCTTCACGACCGCTAGCCTGGAGCACGTCGCCTTCCGCGCGTCCAAAGGCTTCCCGACCTACAGCGAGTTGGCCGAATGGCTGGCCCAATGGTGGCGCGAGCACCGCCCGGCACCGCCTCGCCTGACCGGACCCGACAACTCGGCGTCGGCGCAGATTGATCGCGATCATGCCGCACTGGCGGAGGACTGGGACGATCAGGCCGGCATCCGGCGTCGCATTGCTGACCTGGGGGACGATC